TTGGTCTTCCGCATCGAGCGGGTGGCTGCGAGCATTGACTACCAGACGGAGTTGTACCGCAAGGCGGTGGAGTTTAGGAACGCACTTGCAACGCAGACGCCGCCAGCCTTGCAGGGTCAGGACTCTGACGCGCTGGCTCAGGTCGTGCCGCAGGCGAGCGAAGAGTACGCAAACGCAACCGACGGCATTGACCGCGTGGCGGCGCTGTATTCGGAAAAGCAGTACGAATCCAAGTTGCTTGACGAAGAGCTGCAGAACCTCGCCATCTCGCTGAAGGAAGCGATCGGCGAGAAGGCAGGGATTGTCGGCAACGGATGGCAGGCAACGTGGAAGCAGAACAAGGCGTCGGTCAAGACCGACTGGAAGGAGGTCGCAACGAAAGTGGACCCGAAGATCATTGAAGCCGCGACGCGGGAAGTTCCAGGCGCGCGAGTCTTCCGATTCAAGAACGAGGAGGGACTATGAGCAAGGAGATCGCAGCAGCACTCTTGGCGCCATTCGAGGAGAAGGACCTGAAGCATCGCCCAGGGCGAGCAGGGATGACGTTCACCTACGCCGACGCGCGAGCAGTCGCGCAGCGGCTGGATGACGTCCTCGGCATTGAGGGATGGCAGTTTGAGGTGAAGGTCGCAGACGGCGCACGCAACGTCGTCCACGGCTCACTTGCTGTCGTAATCGGTGGCAAGACCACCATCCGACAGGACTTCGGCTACCCAAACTCTGCTCAGGACGACGAGCCACTGAAGTCAGCGGCCAGCGACGCGCTCCGCAGGTGCGCCGCGCAGCTAGGAGTGGGCAGGAGCCTCTATTCGCCAGAAAAGGGTGTCCCAGTACCACTTGCGAGGGTTCCGCGCCTCTCCGTGGCTCCTACACCCCTCTCCGTTGATTCTGACGACGCTACCAGCGACGCAATAATCGCTGCGAAGGCAGCAATGCTCTTTGCCGAGAACGTCGGCGACGAGACCTGCAGCCACGGCGAACTCTGGACCTTGAAGCCAGGCGGCATCAGCAAGGCAAGCGGCAAGCCGTACAACGCATTCTGGGCGGCGAGCCACAAGACGCCAGACGGCGCCTACTGCAAGGACAAGCCGAGCCAGAAGTTTGTCGCGTCGCAGTCGGCTGCACCGGCGAAGCCGAAGCTCGTGCCAGAAGACACCCAGAACCTAGAGGACTTGCCGTTCTAAGCAAGAGAAAGTCGGAGGAGGACTGAAATGGCGCTATGGATCAAGTGGTCAGCACAAGCACACAAGGACGCAATCATCAGCAGCCTGAGCGACATCGAGTTTCGTGCGTTCGTCACGATCCTTGAAGTGGCGAAGGAGATGCGGAAGGGCGGCGAGTTCCGTGACCGTCGGCACCTCGCCACGGTGATCGGGCCGCGCCTCTCAAGGTGCGTACCCCGACTGGTCGCCGAGGGCTTGCTGGAGGCATCTGGAGATGGTCTCGTCAAGGTCTCGAACTGGTCTCGATGGCAAGTCGACGCCACGTCGACCATTCGGCAACAGCGCGCTCGTGCGGGAAAAGAGCCTGTGTCACGGTTTAGTCACGCTATAGAACTAGAGAAGAACCAGAACAGAACTAGAGAAGAGAAGACTCTTACTAACGGCGTGATGAGTATTGGCGAGATTATTGCGAAGGGAGGACGACGATGATCAGGCTCAGAATGGAGCAGGAGATAGCAGTCGGACTTGCGATTCTGGCAGGAGCTAGGACAAGTAGGGGAAATGCATTTAGAAATAGCCAGCAAGACCGAGGCTCTGATCAGAACATCGTGAACGACCTAGCAGGGGTTATTGGCGAGTGGGCAGCGATTCACACGGCTGAGGTTGCAGGATTGCGACCAAAGCACCGCTTCTTTGACACGAGCGGTCCAGTCAAGGAGGCAGACCTATTCATTGACGATAAGGGCTTAGACGCTAAGGCTGTTGCTCTTGATCCCAGCCGCAAGTGCCTGATCGTTGACGCAAGGGCTGCAGCAGCGGCAGCCGACAAAGGCATTACGGCGATTGTGCCGGTGCTAATGCAGCAAGGCTCTGCAATGGTCGCTGTTGGACGGCGAATCCCGATGGCTACGGTGTTGGAGTGGGAATCACGGCAGTTCCGACCCAACACGCCAGCGGCATTCTTTATCGAGTTGAAGCACCTTGCGCTTGCCAACTTCGGGCCAAGTATTGGAGAGATCGTCCGCGAGTTTGAGTTGCAGCCAATGGACTGGGGTCAGATCAAGTCCATTGCTCTGAACGTTGGGTCAACATACTCAGACGCTGACATTCAGAAGATTGTTGGATCGTGGTCTCGTATTGAGAACGGGCTTCGGGAACTGGCGATCAGTTCAGTAGTGCCGGTATGAGGTCGCTGGCGATTCTTGGGCCGCAAGGGAGCGGCAAATCCACCATTGCATCGCTCTTCGTGGAGCATCGTGAGTACCGTCGGCACGGCATCGCGGATGCCATCAAGCACATCGCGGCGATGGCGTACAACGACCTCGGCAAGAGCGAGGTCTTGACCGTGAGCCGAAACTTCGGCAACAACACCCTGACCGGCAGAGAACTGCTGCAGGAGATCGGTGCGGCGATGCGCAGCGTGGACACGCACTTCTGGCTCAGGGTCTGGCGCAAGGACTACTTTGAGCTGAAGCGGATCGGCTTTGGCGTGGTCGTGGATGACGTGCGGCTGGATGCCGAGGTGCAGTACCTGCGAGCCATTGACCCAGACATCTTCATCGTTCGCCTGACAGCCTCAGAGGAGGTTAGGCGCGAGAGGGTAGGCGGCAACCTGTACGGAGCCGCCGACATCACGGAAAGGGGCTGGACAGACAGCAGGTCAGACCTTACGGTGGACACGACAAGCCTGTCGCCTGAGGACGCCTACCGCGTCATCACCGACAAGATGGAGGGCGAATGAGAGAGCTAGAGATTCTCGCAGCGCAGGTCGGCTACAGGGTTCAGGACTGCGTGCAGATCGAGGGCGTGTGGACAGTGATCCTTGATGACGAGGACGGCGAGATCACGGCAACTGGCGAGACGCCTCAAGAGGCCATTGAGAAGATGGTCGCTCGTCTGGTCTCAACGCTGAACGGCATCGGTCACTGACGTGTGGGATAGCGTTGGTCTCGTGATCGCAGGGCTGCAACTCTTCTTCGCGCTGATCGTTGGGCTGACGCTGCCGGTGGCGTCTAAGCGTGGCGGTGCGGCAGCGGGTACCATCTTCCTGATCTTGGCGTTCGCCACGGTCATTTGGATCGTAAGGAGCGTGCTATGGCAGCAGTAAAGGCGCAGCGAGGCGGACCTCGCAAGGAGCCTGTGTTCGCAGCGACGAGCTGCGGCGCTTGCAGCGGCGACCTGAACACGCTGAAGGAGTCGTGGCGCGTCAAGGTGATCACCTTCGTTGCCAACAAGCGGCATACCCGCTTCGCCTGGTACCACAGGAGCTGCGTGAAGTGAGCCGCATCGAGCGGAAGGCTCCGTTCCTTGACGATCAAGTCATCGCCGTCCAGGAGGGTCCCGATGCGTGGTGCTACGAGCCAGGAGTCTCTGGCCGCGTCTGGTGCATCCTGAGCCAACGCTACCCCGACGCCATTGCGCCAGATGGCTGGTTCTTTCTGTATGAAGGGATCGGCAACCGCAAGACAAATGCTGACCTGATCAAGCACGGCGTGATGATTGTTCAGCCGAGCCGTTTCACCTTGAGCGACGGCGGCACTGCGCTGCTGGCGAGGCTCGTCTGATGGGCTACTTCAAGGACGAAGCCACCAAGAAGATGATTGACCCTGCCAAGAGCCGCAAGGGAAAGAACAGCCGCGCTCGTGGCAATGCCTTTGAGCGCGAGGTTGCCAAGCGCCTGCTCGGTCAGCGCGTCGGGCAGTTCGGCGGCAAGCAGGACGTGGCGAACGACTGGCTCGCCGTGCAGTGCAAGGTGGGCGGCAGTTTCAGCGAACGCCAGTGGGACTGGTTGCAGACCGTGCCGGTCAAGAGCGACCAGTTGCGTGGCTTGGTGATTGGTGACAGTCCTGGCGTTGGCGGCGGCCGTCGTCGCGCCGTGATCATCCTTGACCTTGACGACTTCTGCGATTGGTTTGTAGCAGCGGAGCCGCCTGAGTGATTGCACTCTTGATGGCGGTTATCTTGACCGTTCATCCAAGTGTGCCAGTGCGGACGCCTCACGGCATCCCAGTGCGCGGCGTCGCATCGTGGTACGACGCGACCTATCACCGCAAGGGCGAACAGTCCACCTTCTACACGCGCGCAGGCTGGGAGTTTTATGCGGCCGTTGGATCGTTCAGGTGGGGCGACGATCCGTACCAGATCAAGGTCTGTCGCGCAGACCAGCCAGAACGTTGTGTGTATGCGCTTGTGATTGACCATTGTGCGCGCTGCAAGCAAGACCTGAAACGCAAGTGGACGAAGCGCAGCCGCAGCGTTGACTTGTCGCCGAAGGCCTTCGCCGCACTGCGCGACTTGCATCTTGGGGTCGTGCGCGTCATAATCACGGAATGGGATGACACTCGTCCCTGAGCAGAGGGAGGGCAAGTGTTCACTGTTCGCAGCATTCGTGGCGATTGGATGAGGATCGTCGCCAAGCACGCCTTCCCGCATAAGTCCACGCGGGGCCGCATCGAGGCACTCGCCGAGGCACTGAAGATCAGCCGGCGCAGCGCCTACGCCTACGTCGCTGAAGAGCGCCGCGTCCCAGAAGACGTTGAGCAGCGGTTCATCAACCTGTTCGGTGAGGTCGCAGAGGACGGCTGGCGCACCGTGGACCTGTATCGCATCCGCACCGTGCAAGAGACCAAGAAGGCGCCGCGACCAGCGATCAGCCGCGAGAAGACAGTCGAGGGAAGGCTGACGTGGATTGACCAAGCGATGCGCAGCAGCAGCATCCTGAGCCAAGACCTGCTTGGACACGTTCTTGGCTGGGAGCGCAACAACATCACCTACGGGCAGATCGCAATGGTGGAGGACGGACTGGACGAGCAGGAGGCACGCGCCAAGCACCCGAACAACTTTGACGTCAAGGCAATGGCTGATGACGTCGTGGCGGTCTGCAAGGCGTGCGGCTTGATCGGCGCCATTGACGCGCAGATCAAAGAGGTGAACGGAATGGTCTTCCGCGTGACGTGCCGCACCAACTCCTACAAGATCAGCGAATGAGCCTCGCCGAGTTTGAGCGCGAGTTCAGGGGCAAGGTGGGCGAGGATCGCCGCTGGCCAGCGTTCAAGGTGATCGCCTACTACCTGCTCGCCAAGCAGGGTCCAGTTCACATTGCAGAGACTGGCTGCGCTCGGCAGGCGGATAACTGGAACGGGGATGGGCAAAGTACGCAGGTCTGGAACTGGATCATCGAGCGCACTGGCGGGAGCGCCATCGCCTTTGACATTGACCCAGGCGCCGTGGCATACGCCAAGACGGTGGCGCCGCTCGTGGACGTGCAGTGCATTGACTCCGTTCAGGGGCTGCGGATGATTCCGCACCCTGAGAAGCTGGACTTCCTGTATCTGGATTCCTACGACGTGACCCCAGGCATTGAGTCGCCAACCCATCACCTCGCCGAGCTGACGAGCATCTACCCTCGGCTGCCGTCTGGGTGCCTCATTGCTGTGGATGACTGCAAGATCAACGGCAATGGCAAAGACCGCTTCGTCAAGTCGTGGCTGAGCAGTCTCGGCGTTGAGCCGATTCAGGACTCCTACGTGACCGTGTGGCGCAAGCCGTAAGATAGGCGGACGCCGCGCTTGCGCGGCTCAAGCCTGCCGGTGGAGTCCTCCCATCGGCAGGCGACCAAGTTGAGGACTGGAGGACACGTGGCAGCCAAGCAACCGACGCCTGACAAATACGACGCGCTGGATGCGTATGTCGCCGAGCTGCAGGTTGCAATGAACGTCACCTACTGGAAGATCACCGTGGCTCGTGATGCCTCAGACGTTGAGGCGTGGGCCGACATCAACCCGCACGCACAGGCAGAGACTGCCGAACTGCGCGTGAGCCACGACTTCTGGAAGCAGACGCCAGAACTCCAGCGCGAGGTGCTGACGCACGAGATGCTGCACGTCGTGACAGCGAGACTCGATCAGACCGTTGAGGCAATGGAGGAAGCGTTCGGCAAGATTGCGTGGGCTATCTATGACCCGCTCTACGAAGATGCAACCGAGCGCGTGGTGGATCACTTGGCGAAGGTCATCGCGCCTGGGCTGCCACTCCCTGAGTTCCCGAAGGCGTGACCTTCCAGCGACCCTGCCTTGACTGCGGCGTGCTGACGATGGTCGGCAACCGATGCCAGACGCATCGAGCGGCGGCGCAGAGCCGGTGGAAGGAAGGCAGACCCAACCCATACCTTGACCCTGCGTGGAAGAAGCTGAGCAGCCAGATCCGCAGCAAGCGTCCGTGGTGCGAGGTCTGCGGCAAGACTAGCGACCTGACCGTGGACCACCTTGATCCGATCAGCAAGGGCGGTCCGCTACTAGCGCCAGAGCATCGCCTTCGGGTAGTATGCAGAACGTGCCACGGTCGCTTGACCAAGCACAAGTAGGAGCAGAGGAGAGGACAATGAGCCGCATCGGTTGGTACTCAAACGCCTGCCACATCCCTTCAGGCTATGGGATGCAGACCGCGCAGGTCGTTCACCAGATGGTGAGAGACGGACACGAGGTTGCGATCACCGCGAACCACGGCGCTGCCGTGATGATGAACTGCTCACACGGTCATCCAATCCTCCCTGAAGGGCTGATCCGCTACTCGCTTGACGCAGCGCCTGAGAACATCAAGGCGTGGGTCGGAGACCAGCCAGGCTTCGGCGTCATCCTCTTTGACCTCTGGCCGCTGAATGGCGTTGAGGCGTTCAAGGAACTGAACCTAGCCTGCTGGACACCCATTGACCACGACCCAGTGCCACCAGGTGTTGCTCAGTTCGCGATACAAGGTAAGCATCACGTCATCGCAATGAGCCGCTTCGGTGAGGACAGACTCCTGAAGGCTGGCATCCCAAGAGAGGAACTCACCTACATCCCGCACGCCATTGACCGCGCTGTCTTCTACGACCGAGGCAAGAGCGTGCGACAGGCAATGGGCATTCCAGAGGACGCCTTCCTCGTCGTGACGAACGCAGCCAACCGTGGCCGCATCCCAGTGCGCAAGGCGTTCGGCGAGATGGCTGACGCAATGGCGACGTTTATGAAAGACCGACCTGACGTCTACTGGATGCTGCACACAGAGCCAAACGGACACAGTGAAGGCGTGAACATTCCGCGTTTGGTCGCATCGCTTGGCATTGACCAGCAGCGAGTGCGCTATCCACACCCAGTCCACTTCCGCAACGGCATCCCGCAAGACGCGATCGCCTCGCTCTATTCAGCTGCTGACGTGCAGCTCCTCACCTCGATGGGCGAAGGCTTCGGCATCCCTGCCGTGGAGAGCCAAGCGTGCGGCACTCCAGTCATCGTGTCTGACTTCAGCGCGCAGCCTGAGTTGATCGGGCCGCACAGCAAGGCAGTGCCGGTGCAGCGCGTGTGGGACGAGTTCCAAGTTTCTTTCTTTGCGATCCCGAACGTGCCTGCCATTGTCACTGCGCTGCAAGAAGTTTATGAAGAGACGAAGGGGGGGCGGGTAGACAGGGGGGCGGTATCCGCTGCGATGGAACGCTACGACCAGGTGAAGGTCTATGAGCAGGACTGGAAGCCGCTGATCGAGTTGATGACAGCGCGCAAGAAGCCCAGCGCAGCACCGATGCCGGCACCGACCTTGAACCGCGCGCAACGCCGCGCATCTAAGACAAAGTAGAACGTCTGTCCTAATACGGGGGGCGTTCGTTATTCTATTCACACGAGGCGGTCGGGTATCCAGCACCGAGTGCTGCGCAGGCGCAGGCAGGTTAGGCTAGGGGGGCTTATGTCAGGACCAGCACGCATTCCAAACGAAATCAAAGCCAAGCGCGGCACGTTGAAGCCGAGTCGGGCCGTAGTTGTGCAGCTCGCAAACAGCCTGCCTCGTGCGTCCGAACTGGGCGTGCCGGACGGTTTGGGACCGATCGCAACCGAGGCTTGGCACCGCATCGTGGAATACGCAGGCTCCTGGATCGCCGTCTCTGACCGAGACGCGCTGACGATGCTGGTCAAGGACATTGAGTTCCTTGCAGGTCTGGAGGCTCGGCTCTCAACCGATGGTCCAGTCCTCTATACGGACAAGGGCTATGCTTACGCTCACCCAGCGGCGGGGATGAGGACAAGCGCAGAGGAGAGTATTCGCAAGTGGATGAATCACCTCGGACTGACTCCAGCCGACCGAGCCAAGCTAGGGATCGCAATGGTGGAGAGTCAAAGCAAGATCGAGAAGTACCGCGACCGGATGCAACAGAAGGGTGGCCACCGCGCTGGCTGACCCCTGTCGCTTCGGCTGACCTCAGCCGCAGCTTGGGCGACATCGTTGCCGACTTTGCCGAGGACCTCGTACCCATCGCCAAAGACTCCATCGCTGGCGCCTCCGGCGAGCCGCTCCAGTTCAGGGTCTGGCAGAGACGCCTCCTTCGCAGGATGCTGGCACGCAAGGAAGACCAGACCTTCACGCACCGCTTCTTCCTGACTGGCATCGCGCGCAAGAACGGCAAGACCGCGCTCGCCTCTACCCTGCCGCTCTTCTTCGGACTCTATGGCGACCGAGGCGGCGAGATCTATTCGGCAGCCGCTGATCGCGATCAGGCGAAGCTCGTGATGAGCCACGCCAGACGAGCCGTTGAGATGAGTCCAGAACTGGGCGCGCAGATCAAGGTCTACCGAGATGCGATGGAGTTCAAGGGAACTGGCACCGTCTACAAGGCGTTGAGTTCGGAGGCTTTTACGAAGGAGGGCTTGAGCGCCTCGCTGGTCATCGCTGACGAGTTGGCTGCGTGGCCGAGCCGTGAACTCTTTGACGTGCTTTCGCTCTCTATGGGCGCACGCCGCTCGCCGCTCTTCGTGGCGATCACGACCGCAGGACCGCGCACTGACTCCACTGGCTCGGACTCCATCGCCTACACGCTCTACCAGTTGGCGCGGCGGCGCATTTCTGGAGAGAACGACGATCCAACGCTTGGGATGGCCTGGTGGGAAGCCGCTGATGACGCCTACCTCGACGAGACGAAGTGGAGCGAAGCCAACCCTGGGCTGCTCAGCGAGCCTGCGATCCTGTCGCTTGACGACCTACTCTCAGCCAAGAAGCGCACGCCAGAGGCAGAGTTCAGGACGAAGAGGCTCAACCAATGGGTGAGCAGTGCGACGGCATTCTTGCCGACTGGCACTTGGGACGCCTGCAAGGATGACCAGATCGCGCTGAACAAGGAGGACGAGATTGTCCTCGGCTTTGACGGCTCGTTCAGCAACGACTCCACTGCCATCGTCGCGTGCCGCGTGGCAGACAAGGCGTTCTTTGTCCTCGGACACTGGGAGCGGCCGCTAGACGCCGAACTCGCCTGGCGTGTGCCGGTGGAGGAGGTGGAAGCCAAGATGCTTGACATCTGCAAGATGCACAACGTCCGAGAGATTGTCTGCGACCCCTTCAGGTGGCAGCGCTCGATGGAGGCGTGGCAGCAGATGGGCTTGCCTGTGGTCGAGTTCCCTCAGACGCCTTCGCGGATGGTGCCAGCCACAGCTGCGTTCTACGATGCCGTCGTCAACGGCAGAGTGAAGCACGACGGCAATCCCTCGCTGGCTCGCCACGCTGCAAATGCCACGCCGTATTATTCCCGCAATGGGCTTATGATTCGGAAAGAGAGCAAAACGTCATTGAAGCGCATAGACCTCCTAGTGGCTAGCCTTATGGCACACAGCAGAGCGGGTACACTAGGCAACGCACCAGCGCCGAAGCCGAAGGCTGAGGTCAAGTGGATTGAGTTGTAGGGAGACGAATGGGAATCCTTGATCGCGTCCTCGGACGCCAACAGCCACAAGAGGAACGATTCATCGGCGGCCAGTGGGTCACTCAGGAGGCACAGAGCGGCGCAGCCGGCGTGCTGGTGAACCAAGAGAATGCCACGAGCATTGGCGCGGTCTACGCCGCAGTCAAGCTCTACGCCGACACGATCGCTGGACTTCCGTGGGACACCTACATCCGCATTGACGGAACGCGCCGACCTTACCGTCCGCGTCCGCGATGGATGGACTTCCCGATTCCGAACAATCCGAACTTCACATCCTTTGAGTTCAAGCATCGCGTGACAACCTCACTTCTGCTAGACGGAAACGCGTTCGTATTGCTGCTTAGGGACTCATCCGACAATGTGATTGAGACCCGCGTCCTTGATCCGCAGAAGGTGGAGATCAGGAGCGGCGAGTTCGGCGAGCCTGTTTACTACATCGAGACAACCGAAGGCGCGATCACGCTGACGACCGCAGAGATCATTCACATCCCGCTCTTCGCCACTGGCGAGAACCATCGTGGACTGTCACCGATCGAGCATCACAAGGTGACGCTCGGACTTGCAAGCGCGACGCAAATCTTCAGCGCGAAGTTCTACGAGAACAACGCAAGCGTCGGCGGTCTGATCAAGGTTCCAGGCGAACTGACGCAGGATCAGGCAGAGGCACTTCGCACTGGCTTCGGTCGCCGACACGGTGGTGTGGACAAGGCGTGGCGAGTGGCCGTGCTAACTGGCGGCGCAGACTATCTACAGCTCGGCGCAAAGATCAGCGACTTGCAGCTCGTGGAGACGATGCACTACGGCGTGGAAGCGATCGCTCGCATCTACGGAGTGCCGCTTCATATGCTGCAGTACCCAGGCGGCAACACCTCCTATGCGTCGGTCGAGTTGATCGGCATTGAGTGGCTGCGACTCGGACTCGGACCAATGATCGCGCGCCTTGAGGCGTCGTTCCAGCGCATCGTGCCAGGAGCCGAGCAGACCTTCTTGAAGTTCACGCTTGACGGCTTGCTGCGCGCCACGACGCAGGAGCGCTACAACTCCTACGCGACCGCGCTGAACAATGGGTTCCTGTCGGTCAACGAAGTGCGGTCCCTTGAAGACCGCTCGCCAGTGGATGGTGGGACAGAGTTTTGGAAGCCGCTGAACATCGGCACACTTGGCGACACGGAGCCGACAGAGTAATGCCGTACTTCGTCACTGACCAGTCGGCAGACTGCAACGGCTGGGCGACCGTCAAGGAAGACGGCGAGGTCATCGGCTGTCACGACAGCAAAGAAGATGCGCTCGCGCAGATGGTTGCCGTCTCACTCGGCGAAGGCATTGAGCCGGGCGGCGAGTATTCAGCCGCGCGCGTCCTGCCAGATAACTACCGACCTGCACTCTCGCCTGACGTGCCAGAAGGCCGCGCCTGCGGCAACTGCGTCTTCTACAACGAAGCAAAGATTGAGGGCGACAAGGCGTACTGCGAGAAGTGGGATGACTACGTGAGCGGCGCCTACTACTGCAACGCCTGGCAGCCTGACGATAGCGGCGAGGAAGATGACCAAGTGCGCATCCTGATTGACGTGCCGCAATACATCCAAGAGGCCGCTGAGAAGGGTCTGACCTACCAGCGCAACGGCTATGCCGGTGACGGACTGACCGACCAGACGATTGAAGAGGCGCGGCAGCTGCGCGCTGGACAAGTCGAGGATGACAAGGTGACGCGGATGCGCGCGTGGATTCTGCGACACCGTGGCGACTGGGAAGGCGTACCGCGCAACAGCAACTCAGACGACCCAGACTTCCCAGGACCAGGCGCGGTGGCCGCGTACCTGTGGGGCGTTGATCCCACAGCAGAGAACGGCGCAGATCGCGTCCTAGAATGGGCAGATGGCGTCTTGGCGCCGCTGACCGAAGAAGAGAGGTTTGACGTGAAAGAACTTGAGACGCGCGCTCTTCCGATGGGCGAGTTCACCGTTCGAGAAGACGAAGACGGTCAGAAGACCTTCACCGGCTACGCCGCGCTCTTTGGCGCACCGTCGGCTGGACTTCCGTTCACCGAGGTGATCGCTCCAGGCGCCTTCCGTCGCACGCTCTCGCGCGTCGCTGACGGCAAGAAGATTGTCTCCTTCCTCTTTGGACACGACGAGACACGCGCACTCGCCACGACCGCGAGCGGCCGACTTACCCTGACCGAAGACGAGCGCGGCTTGAAGGTTGAGGCTCGCCTTGACCCAGCCGACCCAGACGCCGCTGGCGTCATCTCCAAGCTGACGCACGAGGCGTTGGCGATGGGAATGTCCTTCGGCTTCACCATCCCAAAGAACGGCGATGAGTGGAACGAGGATGAGCGCACGCTGCGCGAAGTGAATCTCTTTGAGGTGAGCGTCCTCTCCGCAGGACAGACTCCCGCCTACCCAGCGACGCTGGGCTTGACCTCCGTTCGCAAAGTCGCGTCCCGAATGGGCGTAGACGGCGACCGGCTCATCTCAGCCATCGAGTCCTTGAAGTCAGCGCAACCGCTGACCGAAGAGGATGTCGAGGTGATTGAAACCGTCACGGAGAAGTTGGCTCCGAAGCGCACAGGGGTGGACCCATCCATCGCTCGCGCCAAGCTGATGCTCGCCGAGATGGAATCAGAACTGCTCTAGAAGCCACGAGACCCCGCCCCGCTGCGCTAGTACGCAAGCCCGCGATCAGGTCATCCCGCTAGGCGAGCCGCAACATTGTGGAAACCAATCAAAAAAAGGAGACAGAAATGTCAGACGTTAGGAAGCTACACGAGAAGCGTGCTTCCCTCTTGACCGAGGCTCAGTCCATCGTGACTGACCTTGCCGAGAAGGGCGAGTCGCTTGAGGGCGAGTCACAGGCTCGCTTTGAGAAACTTACTTCGGAGGCTGCAACGGTTGCGGCCGCAATCCGCTCAGAGAAGGAAGCCACGGAAGCACGAAGCGCTGCTGATGCAGTTCGCGCTGAGTACGCCACGGCAATCGCTCCGAAGGTTGAGAAGACCGAAGGCTCAAACGACGAACTCCGCGCACTCGCCCGCAACGGCGGCGTGCAGGTGTTCGAGTACCGCGACGTCACACGCAGCACTGGCCTGGGCAACCCAGTCACCATTGCTGACCGCGTGAACGTAGTTGCGGCACAGTTCAACCCATTCATTGACCCAGCAATCGTGACTGTGGTTCGCGCAAGCACCGGCAATAACATCCAGTTCCCACGAGTCACGGCTCTTGGAACCGCTGGATCGGTTGCTGAGGCTGGCACGATTGGCGAGTCGGACGGAACGCTCAGCGCGCTGTCCCTCACACCAGTCAAGTACGCGACGATCATTCAGGTGACGGAAGAACTCGCAACGGATGCGGCGTTCGACCTATCCGCGATGATCGCCGACAAGTGCGGCGCCGAAGTCGCAGTTGCTCACGGTGCATTTGCTGGTACGGCAGTCGCGGCTCAGGCTACGATTGGCGCAACTGGCTCCGGCACGGTGTCAATCAACCCAACCTTCACCGACCTTGCGAAGCTGAAGGCGTCTGTGAACCAGGCGTACCGACGCGCGCCAAAGGCTGGTTGGTTGATGAACGACACAACGCTCGGCGTTGTGACTGGTCTCGTGGATACGGCTGGACAGCCAATCTTCCGACCAGGCGATGCGAACACTCCAGATCGACTCCTCGGAGCGCCGATCTACAGTGCAGCACTCATTGACCTGACCGATGACACCGCAGGCGCAATCCTGTTTGGTGACCTCGGACAGATCTACACCGTCCTCGTAGGCGGCGTGCAGGTTGAAGTCTCCCGCGAGTTCGCGTGGAACCTCGGCCTCATCTCCTACAAGGTTCAGGTGCGCGGCGCCACTGGGCTTTCACAGGCTTCAGCGGTCAAGTCGTACAAGTCAGCCAACGTCTAATCCGTTAGACACTAGGTTGAGCGGCAGGGAGTCGGGCTTCGGCTCGGCTCCCTGTTCGCATCAGGAGGGGAAATGGACATCTGGAAGAGACTGAAGAAACTGGGGCGCAAGGGCGCTGATAAAATCAACGCAGAGGCACCTACGAGCCACGTAGAGCGCGCCATTGTGGTCAGGTGGGGCAATACAGCCACCGTGAAGCGAACGCCGCTAAGAGAGCGGGAGAAGGGCAAAAGCGAGTGAGCGAGCAGCGCATCAGCAGCAGGCAGGTCACGGTCGGCACGGCAGCCGTTGCCGTCGGCGAGGGCTTGGTGCCTGGCTCGACCTTTGTTCTGCACACGGACACGCAAGGCAACCACGATATCTACGTTGGACCGCTAGGCGTCACTGCTTCCACTGGATTCGCGCTGCACAGTGGCAGCACCCTGACAATCAACGTTCCTGAGCGGGTGCAGTTGTATGCTGTCACCAACTCAGGGACACACACCTTGTACGTCCTACAAATCGGAGGCCGCTAAATGTCATACGCAAGTCTCGCCGAGTTCAAGGCTGCAATCGGGATCAGCGACAGCTCCGACGACACGGCGCTGCAGTCTGTCCTCGATGCGACCGACGCACTCATTGACCTCTACACCGACCGCAAGCAAGGCTTCGGCACGGCGACGGAGACGCGCTACTACACGGCGACCGACTACCAGTACGTCCTGATTGACGACCTCGTGAGCGTCACGACGCTGACGACAGATGACGACGCCAACGGCACCTACGAGACAACGTGGACCGCAGGCACCGACTACAACCTCGCGCCAGGCAACGCAGCTCTGGACGGCTGGCCGTACAACGAGATCGACGTATCGGTGACGTGGCCGCGCAACTTCCCGCGCGACGTGTATCGAGGCGTCAAGGTGGTCGGCGTCTTCGGGTGGCCGTCCGTGCCGAGCGCAGTGAAGCAAGCGGCAATCATTCAAGCGGGCGCAGTCTGGTCGAGCCGCACCTCGCCGTTCGGCGTGATCGGCTCGCAAGACCTCGGCGGCATCCTTCGCCAAACACGCGCACTGCACCCTGAAGCGCAGGTGCTTCTTGAGGCGTACCGAAAGCGCGAAGGGCTGGCACGCTGATGGCGCTCGGCAATAGCTTTGACCTGACGATCAACCAGGGCGCGACGTTTGAGCTGACCGTCACGTGGAAGGACTCGGCAGGCACGGCGATCAACCTCACTGGCTACAGCGCGCGGATGCAAGTCCGCGAGACGTACTCATCCAGCACCAGCATTGTCAGCCTGACGAGCGGCGCTGGGATCACACTTGGCGGGGCGGCTGGCACGGTTGCAATCCTTATCTCGGCGACGACCACGGCTGCACTGACCGCGCCATTCAGCGGCGTCTATGACCTTGAACTCGTGAGCGCAGGCGGCGTGGTGACGCGCCTCTTGCAAGGAGCCGCGACCGTCACGCCAGAGGTGACGCGATGACCGTAGAAGTTGACCTGACGCAGCAGATCATCTCGATCAACGACACGCGCACAGAGATTGTCGTTCAGGCACCTGGACCCGCAGGCGCGCAG